GATGCACGCGCTTTTCGTCAAGGTCCCGAAAGAAGCGCTCGATGACATTCAGCCACGAACTACTGGTCGGAATGAAATGAACGTGGAAACGTTTGTGCCGCTTGAGCCAGGCCTTCACCGTCATGTCTCCGCCACGGAGATTCACGGGATCACGGATGCTGACGTTGCGGATGCTCCTTCCTTCCAGGACATCGCCGGAGAATTGCTAGACAACCTGAATGGATGCGTCGTTGCCGCGTACAACGTGTACTTCGATATCAAGTTCTTGAACTTCGAGATGCAGAATGCCGGTGTCGCGCACGATCCGCCGCATTTCTGCTTGATGTATATGCGGCCGCTCCTCGACCTGGGACCGAAGTGTAAGCTCGAAGAAGCGTGCCGCATCCACAACATTGATTTCCAGGCCGCTCATGTCGCGGCCGACGATGCAATGGCGTCGGCCCAACTGCTGAAAAACTATTTTGCCGAAATGCAGCATCGCAGCATTCGAACATTCGGAGATCTTACTCGCCTTAAGAACTACAAATTCCTTAACAGCTTTGGCTGTGATCCATATCCCAAGCCATCGACGTTTGGCCTCAGTGGTTGCGGCTGGCGTAAGACGCGCCGCCAGTCAACGTCTGATTTGCCTTGAACACTCGGAAGTTGCGTGAGTTCCTTTCCCGGTGTGATTCCCCAGGCCTGACACGCAAGCTCCACGGCGTCCATTTCTGCGGCCTCGGTTGACGGACGTTGTTCGGATGCCGCAAGGAATCCCTGCACAGCGATGTCTATCAAATTGTTCGCGTGCGATTCCTGGCCACGGATTTCCTGCCAGTGACCGTGATCATCTTTCCAATCCTCTCCGGATACCCGGCGTCGGCCAATGTGCGGAGCAGCGGGCTGCCAGGCGATATGGGCACACCAGGCTTGGAGCCCCTGCCTGTCTTTTTCTTGATCTTGTCAAAGACGGCTGGCAGCTTGGCCCAGAGTTTGTGGCACGGACCGTCTGGGTCAGTTGCCAACGTCCACGGCTGGCCGGCCAGATCTGAGATCCCGCCCGCAAGATCTTCATCCCGCTTAAGGATGTGCGAGATGGTGGATCAGCCGAGGCTGTCAGCGTTGCGGGCGTCTGAGTGTCCGATTGCTCCGCAGGCGCTGGCGCCTCGGATTCCTGCCCAGCGGTATCGGCCGCGTCGGGTTCCGCCTTGGGGGCGGGTTCTTCTGTCGGTTCGGCGGTAGGGGCCTTGGGCTCATCGTGGGCGGCCGCTTCCTCTGCTGCGGTGGTGTCCTGGGCGTCTGCGGCGGTCTTTGTCTCTTTCATGTTGCTGTGCTCCTTGTCGTTGGCGGCGATTCTTGCTGCGGTGTTTGCATCTGCTCCGCTGTCTACGAAACTGATTTCCTTGAGGATGGCCTGACGTACGACGTGGATGGGTCCATCGAACGTTCGGCCGTTTACGGTTGCATGCTGTCCGACCGGGACGAACTCGGCTTCAACGACCGCGGCGCCGATCGACGCCTGCCAGGGGAAGCCGTTTACGCCCGACCGGGCGACATCTCTCGCCCAGGAGGTGTCCCGGCTGATGAGTCCCTCGGCGGTGACCTGGCCGTTTTCGACGGCGATGTGTTGCGTATGGCCGACTCCCTGTCGAGGATTGTGGTCCAGACGGACTGGGATGTCCTGGCGTTCGACGGCCAGGCCCTCGAGGTCAACGACGACCGGGTGCGGGAATCCGGTGATGCGCATCAACCCTCCGGTGTAGGCGATCATGCTGAACTGCGGCAATTGTTTGTCACTGCCGCCCGCAGCTTCGATCTTCAGCGAGCAAAGCATCGTGATTTGATCAGGCAGCTTGCTGTTCAATGTCGACATTGACGTCATTCTCCTTCGGTGCTGGCGGGCTATCTGTCAGCCCGAGTTCTTCCATGAGTTGCTTTTCTTTGGCCCGCTGGCGGAGCTGGGTCTCCCAGTCGCGGCCCTGGCGGGCGTACTCGACGGCAAGCGTGGTGGTGTTGGACGCCAACCGGCTCGCTTGGGCCTTGGCTTCCTTGAGCGGGTCTACGTGCTCAGTCCCGTCGAAGAACCACTGGTGCGGCATGCTGGGCAGGTTCCGCAGCACCGACAGTTCCGGGGTCAACATCGCCTCGCGGCGCCATGCGGCGAATATGCGGTCCAGCACCGTCTCGCCAAGATCGGTCTGCTCGACACGGATGGATTTGTAATAGGTCTGATGGTCCAGCCTGCCCGAGGCGTAGTTGTAGCCAGATGAGTTGCAGGCGGCGATGTTGTACGGCAGGTTCAGGCAGCGGGCGATCTCGTTGAGCAGTTCACGCTTGAACTCGCTATAGGTCGTACCGGGCTGTTCGGCCTTGATCTGTCCGAGCTTCCAGCCGTCCGGCAGCGTGGTGGCCATGCGTTTTTCGAGTTCGACGATGTCCATCGGATCGACGGAGGCGGCCTCGCCGTTGGCCGGCGAATCGGTGTAGAGCACGGCCGCAAAGTCGGCGGCTGTCTCCGCGGCGCCCAGGACCGCAAGGGTGTAGCGACGCAGCTGGGCGAACAGCGGTAGGGCGGGTGTGATCTCCGGGACGCCCCTGTGCTGGGAGGGCCTATCGGGCCTGAACCAGTGGACCATGTTTGCGGCGCTAATGTAATCGCAACCGGCGCCACAGGCGCCCAGGGCGCCTGGATGGCGCCGCAGCACCGTGTAGACGCTCGGGTTGCCCCATGCATCGAACCGGATGCCGTCAACTTCAGCAGGTGTGTTGAGGACTTTTCCATATTCATAATGGTTCAATGACATCAGAGGCGCCGCAACGCGGTCGGCCTCGATGAGCCGGACATCGAGCTTGACCGGCGAATCGATCAGCGGGTTGGCCGTCAGCGCCGCAAACGCCTCGCCGTCGGTCGCCTTGGCCATCCGCATCGTCCGGAGCTTTTCAGCCAGGTTCACCGATCTCGCCCAATCTGAAAAGGCGTTTTCGATAAGCCGGTTGGCCGTGTCGTCGCCGGTTAGCAACTGCAGCCTCGAACCGGTGCCGACGGTGTCGTTGGCGATCGTCAACACGATGCCTTTGGCGTAGGAGTTGTTGGCGACCTCGTATCGTGCGCGATCGCGGAGCCTCTTGCGGATATCAGGGCTGTTAGCCGTATCAGCCGAAAGCCCATCGGCCATCGCCCAGTGCCTGGCGTTCTCGACAGTCGTCTGCGCCGCGTCATAGCGCCCCTGCAGCATTACCGGGGGGAGGCGTTTCTGTGAGCAACCCTTACTTTTCCTGCGGAATGGCCACATCAGGCGGTCCCTCCAGGCGAAACCTTCAGTAGCTTGACGCCGAATCCCTTTGACCGACTGGCGTTCTTGGATTCGAGATACTTATCGGCGGCAATCTGGTCGGCCGGCGAATGCTGCTCCATTTCGCCAGAATCGCCTCTGGCCCGCTTTGGGCCAGCGGCGTTCTCGCGGATCGAGTTGTCGAGTTCTTCAGCCATGTAGTCCTTCCGAAAACAGCGCCCTGACATTGGTTACCTATGCCGCGCCGAGCGCGGCGCACCGCAAAATGTCAAAAAAATTCTCCGGAACGTGAAAATGTTCCGTATATAGAACCTGGCGGGACCGAAGGGGGGCTACCGAACGCTTTCCGAGGCGTATTCATAGGTCGTGATGCGCCGCCGACAGTAGCGGCATTCACGCCGGCGCAGTATCCGACCACCCAACGCACGGCGGGTGTAGAGCACCCGGAAGTGGGCGCAGCTGCAACGTGGACACTCCAGTCCCCGCTTAGTCATGAGCTTCCGGTTTTCGCTTGCCTGGGCCATCTATCGCCTGCTCCTTTGCATCTCCGACAGCCGAATCCGCCGCCGCGCAGTGGCGGCTTTGGCGTGCGTGCCAGGCAAGATCGCGCCCTGTACGGAAGCCGCCGCGGCGCAGCCGACCAGGCAATCCAGCCAGTGATTATCCGGCCCGCCGGCGCGGAGTTTCCATTCGTCGACGACACGGCCTCGCGCCTCGGTCCGCACGCGGTACTCGGCGGTGACGTGCTCGGCCAGGAGCTGGTGCTCGGCGCCCTGGCGGCCGAACAGCGACAGGCATCCGCTGTCGGCGATCTGTACGGCCAGGCGCGCATGGACAAAACTCTTCCAGTAGTTCGTGTCGATCACCACGTGCCGCACCTGACGGCGGCCATGAACGTTGGGGATGCGCCAGTGATGGCCCACCCTGTCGCCCCGTTTTCGCTTGTACTCGGAAAACGGCACGCTGGAGGCCCCGACGTAACGTCCGTGGCTGGGCATGATGACCGCAGAATGCAGGCTCTGGCGGCAGAATTGATACACCAGATCCGTAGATTGGCCCCAGTTGGCGTCGATCAGGCATCGCTCGATCCTAAGCATGGCGCCATCGTCGCGACGCCACTGGCGGGCCAGGTAATCGCCGGTGAGTTCTTCAAGGCCCGCGTAGATCGCCCCCTCCATACCGGCCCCGGGAGCGGAGCGGCCGAGCGTTTTCTGGACATCTCGAAGCGTGAAGTACGCGCGCCGCTGATCGGGATACGCTCCATAATCGATCACACACCCCGTGAAATTATCCTCCCAGGCCACGACCATATGGAACAGCGCCTTGCCGTGCACGTCGATGAACATCGTCAGGTGGTTGCAGCCGAT